CGGCACCGTCGCCGACGTCTCGAAGGCGCGCGAGGAGATCGCCGCGTCGCTCATGCGCGACGGCAAGGCGAAGACCCACCCGCAGGCCGTGATGATGGCCGATGACCAGATGACCGCCGAGACGCGCAAGCGCGCCGTCGCGCCCTTCGCTCACTGATCCACACGAACACAGACCACACAGGACACCGACATCATGGGTACCTCTTCTCGCTTCGTCATGGAGTCCCTCTACCCGCTCGCGTGCGACAGCGCGAGCGTGCTGGAGGGCGCCGTTCTCGTGCAGGGCGCGAGCAACGACACCTGCGCGCTCCCCTCGGGCGCCTCTTCGCGGCAGCAGATCCTCGGGCTCTGCTATCAGGATTTCAACGGCGCCGCGGGTTCGCCCGTGACCATCGTCGCCCCCGGCGCGATCTTCCCCGGCATCGCCGCGGGTTCGATCACGCGCGGTGACGTCGTGGTGATCGGCGGCGCGACCGGAACCGTCGTGAGCGTCTCCGCGACCACGCCCGTCGACGCTACGCGCGTCGGCGTCGCGATGGAGAGCGTGTCGAGCGGTGAGCGCGTCGCCATCCTCATCGGCGCGTCGCAGTCGTTCGCGGGCACCGTGATCCCCCTCACGTCGGGCGCCGCCATCACCGCGAACACCCTCGTCATCGCCGCGGGTGCGAGCACCGTGATCCCCACGGCGGGCGCATCGCCCACGGCCGCGATCGTCGGCGTGGCGCTCAACGCGGCGACGGGCGCGGGGCAGACGGTCTACGTCTGCACCTCCGGCCGCGCCTACGTGACCGACAGCGGCGCGGGCGTGACCGCCAACGACTTCATCACCTCGGGCGGCGCGACGGGCCTCGGCGCTGCGCCCGCCATCGCTGGCGGCACCAACTGCGCCGTGGTCGGCATCGCCCTCGCCACCACCGCCGCGAGCGGTTCGATCCCGGTCTCGGTGTGTCCGAGCCGCATCCAAGGCTGATCCTACAACCTACACGGAACACCAAGACCATGCGCACCCCGAATCACCGCAGCCTCCTCCTCTCCGACGGCAAGAACGCGAGCGCGTTCCGCCGCGTGCAGGAGACGATGTCCGATCCCACGGCGTCGCGTCTCCTCTCGCACGGCGACTCCTCGCGCAGCGACGCGAGCATCCAGCGTCTTCTCGCCGACGTGACTGGCCTCTCGCCCTTCGACGTGGCCGACCGCGCGATCACGCACATGATGGGCGGCAGCAACCGCTCGCACCTCATGGGCGTCTCGCCGTCGGACGTCCACATCCCGACGATCGATCAGAACATCTTCGTGCTCTACCAGAACCGCGAGTGCATCGCGGACGCGGTGATGCCGATCGTCAACGCGTCGCGCCTCTCGAACTACATCGAGCAGATGCCCGTCGCGACCATGCAGCAGGTCGCCAACACGCGCATCGCATCGTCGCGCGCGCGGCCGAACCAGATCACGTACGGCGTGAACAACACGCTCCAGTACTCGTGCATCCCGGTCGGCCTGATCGACTACCTCCCCGCCGAACTCCTCGCGAACGCTGACTCGACGGCGCTCCGCACGACCTCGCTCTACATGGCGATCCTCAAGTCGTTCATGGACCTCGCGCGCGAGTACAACGTCGCGGCCGAGGTCTTCGGCGCGGGCAACTACGGCAGCAACACCACGGCGCTCTCGGGCGCCGATCGATGGGACACCTCGGGATCGGACCCGATCGATCAGCTTCTCACCTACAAGGAGCAGGTCTTCTCGACGCCGAACGTGCTCGTGCTCGGCGGTCAGGTCTGGCCGAAGCTCCGCACGAACCCCGCGGTGAAGGGGTACATCCAGTCGCGCGCGTCGACCGCGGCGGGTCCCGTGCCGCTCAACGTCGAACTCTCGCTCGTCGCCGAACTCCTCGGCCTGGAGCGCGTGGTCGTCGGCCGCGCGAAGTACAACAGCGCGCAGGAAGGCGCGTCCACGGTCTCGTCCTACATCTGGGGCAAGTCGGCGGCGCTGATCCGCGTCGAGCCGAATCCCGATCCGCTGATGACGGAGACGTTCGGGTACACCTACCGCTTCGGCGGCAAGGCGTACCGCAACGAGGTCATCCCCGACCGTCTCGGCGGAGCGATGGGCGGGCAGTACATCAAGCTCTCGACCTTCGAGGATGACGTCGTGATCGGCGGCGCGAACACCGGATACCTCCTCACCACGGTCATCTCGTGAGCGCCGCCGTGGAGATCACGAAGCCCCCGACGCCAGCTCCCGAACCCACGCGTCGGATGCTCGTCGAGGAGAACGTCTCGCTCAAGTCGCGCGTCGCTGACCTCGAAGCGAAGATCGCGGAGATGTCCGTCGCTGCGCGCGATCCTGCTGCGGCGATCGAGAAGGCGCTGGACGCGCAGCGCGAGCGCTTCGATGCGTCGTGGCAGGCGCGCGAGGACGAGCACGCGGCAGCCCTCGCTGCGCTCCGATCGGAGTGCGACAACCGCGTCGCCGAGGCGTCCACGCGACCCGTCGGCGAAGACCGCTACGTGCTCATCACGGGTCTCCGCCACAACGGCAAGCACTACGCGCCCGGCGCGCTCTGTCCCTTCGACCCGACGTCTCCCCCCGCTGGATGCGACGGGCTCGTCGAGGGCGTCCACTACGAGAGCGCCCGCGTGATCGTACGCAACTGAGACCGAGGGGAACGCCGTGGCCGAACAAACGCAGATCGTCACCGTCGCGGACGTCGACGCCCGCATCTCGACGCAGGCGCGCACGCGCCTCTTCGCGAAGAACGGCGGCGGCACGGTCGACACGACGTATCAGGCGCTCTGCGTCGCGGAGGCGAACTCTCGCATTCGCACATGGACGCGCGCGGCGTTCCCCGATGGTCTCTACACCACCGACGACACGATTGACCCCGAGGCGATCGGGCGCGGGGTCGACGTGGTGCTGGATATCGCATCCTCTCGCCACCTCGCGACCGACGAGACGTCGGGCTACGCGAAGCACGGCAAGGAGGCGATGGAGTTCTTCAAGTCACTGAACCGCGACCGCGACGCGCGGCTCCCCGGATCGACGCAAGGAGCGCCGCTCCCCGTCGCGACGATCACGGGCACCGTTGGCGAGAACAACCTCCCGACGAACCCCTACGTCCGCATGGCGTCGGGGCAGTCGCAGGGCGGCTTCTGATGGATCTCGTCGAGGCCATCGAGGAGATGCGTCGACGCATCGACGGCGAGATGCTCCCCGCCATGCTCGACGTCGCAGAAGGCGTCGTCGAAGACATGAAGACGGGCCACACGTTCACGAACCGCACGGGCAAGTTGGAAGCGTCGATGCACCACGGCGGCGCGTCGGGATCGCTCCTCCGCGGCTATCGCGTCGAGGTGATCGCGAACCGGCGCTACGCAACGTTCGTCGACCAAGGCACGTCGCGCTCGCGACCGTATCCGTACCTGTGGCCCGCGTGGCAGCGCCGCGAGGATTGGGCTACGCGCGTCGTTGATGCGGCGCTCGCGAGCGCCGTGGCGTACTGATGAGCAACGCGACACTCGCAACCATCGACGCCGCGATAAACACCGCGCTCTCGGTGCTCGTGTCAGGACCTCCCGCGCCGAACACGCCGTTCGCGGTCTGCGCGCGCTACGCTGGCCCCGTCACGAAGAAGGGCCTCTCGAACGTCTGTCGCGAGCAGTACCCCGCGGTGATGCTCCGCTTCGACGGTGAGACCATCACGCGCGACATCCTGACGTGGGCGTACTCCGAGGAGGTCGGCGACGCGTCGTGGTCCGTGATCGTGGTCGTTGAAGACCCGCGCGAGGTGGACGACGGGATGCTCGGCAACTCAACCGTCCCCGGCGCGATGATCCTGATCGACGCGGCCCTCGGCGCGGTCAACGCGCTCCTCGTCGCGAACACGTACCAAGGTATCTCGCTCCGCGCATCGGAGACGCGCCCCGAACTCGTCGAGGATGGCGTCGTGTACGCCTTCTCAACGCGCGTGATCGCCCGCCGCGTGGTGCCGCAGGCGGCGAACCCCGACCCCGCCGCGGGGCTCCCGTACGTGCAACCGATCGTCGGCGCCGAAGACCTCATCGACGGGCACGACGACGCAACCAACGTCAACCCGCTCGTCACGTTCCAAGCAGACCCGAACCCGTGAGAGACCACACCATGCAACTCCGAATTCACGCCGTCGAAGACCGGCGCGTGATGCTCCTGCGCGACGACGGACACGTCCGACAGGGGCGCTTCGCCGGTCGCGACCCGCAGGGCGCTCCGCTCGCAGAGGGCGAGATCGTGCCCGACGTCGACCACTACCGCCGCGCCGCCCGTCGCGGTGATCTGCGCATCGAGGAGGTCGGAGCGTGACCATCACCATCCCCGGACTCGCGACGAGCACGAAGACGCCCGGCGTCTACATGAACGTGATCCTCGGCGGGGCGCACGCGTCGCCTGGAACGCAGGCGATCAAGATCATGCTCATGGGCAACAAGATCGGCACCGACGTGAGCGGCAGCGAGCCGACCATCGCGCTCCCCGCGGGCACGATCGCCGTCGCGACGCCCATCGCGCTCTCGTCGAGCGACGACGCGGCGACGTACTTCGGCCTCGGCAGCGAGGTTCACATCATGTCGCGCGCGGTCTTCGCGCAATACCCCAACGCGACGGTCTACGGCATCGCCGTAGCCGAGGGCGGCGGCGCGTACGCGAGCGTCGTGTGTACGTTCGCGACGACCGCGAGCGCGTCGTACACGATCCGCGTTCGCGCATGCGGTGAGGTCATCGACGTTCCCGTCGCGACCAGCGACACCGCGACGACGATCGCAACCAACGTCTGCGCCGCTGTCAACGCGGTGACGTGGCTCCCGTACTACGCGCAATTCGTCCTCGGCGCGGTGACGTTCTCCGCGAAGTGCAACGGCCCGCGCGGCAATGAACTGACCGTGCTCCTGTCGTTCGTCTCGTCGTCGGGCACCGAGACGCCCATCACGAAGTCGAGCACGTCGAGCGGCGCGGGCACCACCGGCATCATGTCGGGCGGCACCGTGAGCGGCAACATCTACGTGTTCTCGGGCGGCACCACGCAGGACTCGTTCGCGAACGCTCTCAGCGCGATGACACCTGTGCGGTACAACCGCATCGTCGGCGCGTGCACGGACGCAACGAACATCGGACGCATCTCGACGCACATCTCATCGCAGTCGTCGGTCACGTCGCAGAAGCGCGAGCAGGGCGTGTGCGCAACGCTCGCGTCGAGCGGCACGGCCACGACGCTCGCGACGGGCGTCAACGCCGCGAGGATGCAGATCGCGTGGCACTACAACTCGCTGGTTCCTGCGTGCATGATCGCCGCGCAGGTCTGCGCCGCGCGCGTCATCGGTGACTCGTTCGCGGGCGGGTTCCTCCCCGGCGAAGCGAGCGATCCTGACGCGAACCTCTCGGGCATCCAACTCGCAACGATCCCGATGCAGAACAGCGTCGACGATCAACCGACGCAGACGGATATCGAGAGCGCGCTCAACAACGGGCTCACGGTCCTCGGCGCGTCGACGGCGCGACCGGGCTACGCGGTCATGCCGATGTCGATCACGTCGCTCTCGCTCATCAACGGACTCCAGAACTACGCCGTTCTCTTCACGGGCTACGTGACCGTGTGCGACTACGTGGCCGACGGAGAGCAGAGCGCCCTCGGCGTGCGCTACGCGGGCTTCAAACTCGGCAGCAACGACGCGAACGGCGAACCCCCGAAGGCGCCCCTCGTGACGACGCCGCAGCAGATCCGCGCGTCGGTGCTCCTCGACCTCAAGGGGTACGAGTCGCAGGGCATCATCCGCGACGTCGACGCGAACGCGTCGCTCCTCGTCGTCGAGGCTTCGGGCGTCACGCCCGGTCGCGTCGACATGGACATCCCGGTCGAGCCTACCCCGTGGCTCACCATCCTCGCGGGCAACGTCCGCCAGATCCCGAGCGTGTGAGGAACTGACATGGAAATCGCATACAGCAGGCCGGGGTTCATCTCCGTCGCGGGTCGCGTGCTCCTTCAGGTGATGAAGGTCGACGTCAAGTTCGACAGCGGCAACAAGGACGTCGACACGCTCCTCCTCGGTCGCGCGGGTCACTCGCTCGGGCCGCAGAAGGTGTCCATCGACGTGTCGAGCGCGGTCCCCGCGAGCGGCATCGAGGGTGACATCATCACGCGCCTCATCAACGCGGGAACGCAGTCGTTCGCGATCACCTACGCAGGGACGATCTACAACGTCGAGGGCGACATCCGCACGGCTGGGTTCAGCAGCGACGTTGGCAACCCCAACGGCACCGACTTTAACGTGTCGGGCAAGCTCATCAACACCGCGAGCGCCGCGTGACAGACGTCAGCACGATCATCGGCGGCGCGCACCTCTCGCAACTCATCGGGGGGTATCTGCCGCCGAGGCGCAAGTTCGAGATCGACATGATTCGCGCCGACGACAGGGGCGCGCCCATGACGGTTCACGCCGTCTTTGCGGTGCGCGCTCTGTCGGCCGCGGAGATGGAGGAGGCTCACGCCGAAGCCATCAAGTGGCTCGTGTCGAAGGGCGGCCACACGCGCGAGGACCTCATCGGCGCGACCGGCGACTCCATCATGGAGTTGGAGTTGATGACTCAACTCCTCGCACGCGCGCTCATGCACCCCGATCGCACGCGCGAGCCTGCGGTGAAGGACGCAGCGATGCTCCGCGACCTCATGTTCTCCGACGAGATCGAGGCGTGCTTCCGCGAGTACACCGCGTTCCAGACGGAGCGCTCCCCTCTGCGCAGCATCCGCAGTGCGGACGAGTTGCGGGAGGTCGTCGAAGCGCTGGGAAAAGGGCAGGCTTCGCAGATCAACTTGCTGCGCTTCGATGTCATTTCGCTGCGCAGCATCACGCTCTCACTGGCAGGCCGGGTCTCGACGCTGACGAGGCCGAACTACTCGGATACCTCGCCGCAGAGCCCGTCGCCCGAGGACTCCTCCGAAGCGCAGGGACCGGCGACGAACTCACTCAGCATCTCGGAGGGATGAGCGACGCTCTCACGATGATGACGCAACTCCTCGCACGACGCTGACATGGCAACCGCGATCCTGAAGATTGACGGCGACACGTCGGGACTCGCCCGCGCCTTCGGTGACATGAGGGCGCAGGCGAAGGCGACGGAGACCGCCATCAAGTCGCCGTTCGACAAGGCGACCGCTGCGATGGGTGCCGCCGCTCAACGCGCCGAGGGCGTCTACCGTCGCAGCGGGAAGGCAATTCGCGACGACTCCGCGAAGGTCGCGCAGCAGCAAGAGCGCGATGCGCATCGCGCCGTCGTCGCATTCATGCGCGCCGAGGAGCAGAAGCGGCGTGCGTCGCAGCAGTCCGCGAGCACTCGCGCGGCGCTTGAGAAGCAAGCAACGGCCATCGCAGAAGTTGAGGCGCGCAAGCGTGGACTCTCCGCAGAGGGCGAGGCTCGCGTACGCCAGAACGCGCTCGAACGTCTCACGAAGGCGCAGGAGTCCGCGGAGCGTCGGCAGACGGCTACGGTGCAGCGAGAGAACCGAACGCGCGCTGCATTCATGCGCGGCGCGAGTCGCGCTCTCGGTTCCGCGGGGAGCGCAGGTCTCGGCGTTGCGCGTGCGGCGCATGAGCAGATCCAAGACGCTCGCGAGCGTCGTGCGGCGCGCGAGACCGCGCTCAACACGACGCTCTTGCAGTTGACGCCATCGGGCGCGAGCGCGCAGGAGATCGCGCAACTTCGGTCACAGATCCTCGGGGGAGCTCGCGCGATGCACCTTGACCCCGACCGCGTGATCGCAGCGGTTGGCGAGGCGCAGTCATTCGCCAACGCGCTCGGCGGCGACACGGCGGCGCAACGTCGCGCGAACGTCTCTGCGACGATGCGCGACGTGGACTTCGCGAGCACCATCGACCCCGAGAGCATCTCTGGCCTCGTGCGCGTCGGCGCGCTCACCCGAGGCAAGATGAGCGAGGAGGACCGCAGCGCCCTTCTGCGGTCGTTCGCGGGCATCTCGTTCCAGGGGTCCGTCGAGACGGACACGATGATTACTCGCGGGTTGCCGGGTCTACAAGAAGCGTGGAGCACGGCCACCGCGAACATCACCGACCCCGCGGAGGCGTCGCGTCGTCGCCTTGAGGTTGCGCGCGACTTCGCCGCGCAGGTTCAAGCACAAGCGGCCTCGGGCCGCTCCGCGCTCATCTCTGCGAACCGGACGAACACCGTTCGCAACGCGCTCGCGAACGAAGATCGACAGAACCGTCTCGGGGCGGCGTATGCGCACCGCGTGGACACGATGACGCCAGAACAGCGTGCAGCGTTCAACGCAACCTTCACGCGCAACGCGCAAGGACAGTATCGCATGAGCGAGAACGTCCGTGGGAGCGCCTCCGACGCCGCGCGGTTCTTCGGCCTCATGCACGGAAACGACGTCACGCAACTGCGAAACTTCCTCGGCGCACACGGCGGCGGCGGCAACCGACAACTGATGCTCACGCCCGACGTTGCGGCAGTCGCGTCGTACTTCGCGACGACGACCAACGCGCGTGGCGAGCAGGTTCGCCAATACGACTACGTGAACGAACTCCAGCGGTCGACGATCACGCCCGAGCAGGAGCGCGTGATGCGCGATGTTCGCGGCGCCGAGGAGTCGCGCAAGATCAACGACGAGAAGAACGCGCGCGACCTTGCACTCGGTGACAACACGTCTGCGCTGAACCGCGTCTCGGATGCGCTGACGCGCTTCGATGCGAACAACCCGATCCTCTCGAAGGCGGCCCCCGCCGCCGCGGGGATCGTTGCGTCCGTAGTTGGCGCATCAGGCGTTGCTCTCGGCATCGTCGGCGGAGGTTTCGCAGCAAATGAGCACGCGGTACGCACTGGCGAGACTATCGGAGGCGAGCGCATCGGCACTGGCGAGCGCGTTCTTCGTGGCGCTGCTACCTACCTCCCCGGAGCGCAATTTATCGGCGCTGGCGTTGGTATGTACGACCTAGCGAAGGCCGCAGGCAACGGCGGCCTTGAGCGCGCGATCAACACCCTCAACTCGCTGCTCAACAACGGCATCACAGCCACCGTCTCCCCCGTCGATGCAACGCACGCAGCCGCGCAGGCTCCGGTGACACGATGACCGCCGACTTCGACACGCTCGCCGAAGCGTCCTACGAGGGGATCACGTTCCCCCTGTCTGACGCGCCCGTGGAGGGCGGCAACGACTTCGCGGAGCACACCGCTTACCGTCGCACCGGCAGCGACATGGAACCGACGGGGTGGCGCGCGTACTCGGGGTCGCTGACGATCCCGTGCATCAACACTGCGGGCCTCGTGAGGCGCTACGGCAAGATGTGGCCGGACAAGGCCACCGACCTCTTCGCGCTGTTCAAGGCGAAGCCCCGCGGGCAACTGATTCACCCGCTCCTAGGGACGCTCCTCGTCGCCGTGATGGACGTCTCGCAGACGGGCGACAGCGCCGTCCGCAACGGCGTCACGCTGACCGTCAAGTGGAAGGAGCACAACGCCTCTCTCGCGCTCCTCGTGGGCACCGACGGCGCGCTCACGACCGATCCTGTCACGACGGTGACGACGGCGGCGCAAGCGACGGACGTAGCGGGCACGGGACTCACGGGGTTCATCCCGCTCGCATCGACGATCGATGATCAGGCGACGTTCCTAGAATCGGCGCCGCGCACCTACAGCGAAGTGCAGGGCGCGTTTCGCGTGATGCTAGCTCCGCTGGAGATCAACCTCGCGCTCCCGTCCGTGCTCGGCCTCGACGGCTACGACGCCCTCGCGTCGCTCGTGGCGCTGCGGTCAGTGCTGTACTCCTACCGCGCGCGATTCCTCCCCGGCGACGACTCGCTGCGGTACTACACGGTCCCCGAACCCATGAGCGTTGCGGACGTCTCGCGCGTCGTCTACGGCAACCTCTCAGGGATGACGTTGCTCCAGAGCGCCAACACCTTCGTTGACCCACTGAACGTCGCGCCCGGTCGCGTGCTCGTGGTACTTCCCGAGGCGTAGCGCATGAGCATCGACCCCACGCCGTACACGCACACCGTCGAACTGATGCTCGCGACTGACGGGCTCATGGTCGACGTGTGGGACGAGTACGTCGTGACGCTCGATATGCTCCAAGCGGGCAACCCGTGGACGTTCGCGTTCTGGCGTAGTGATCCCGTCACGGGCGCGATCACGGGCGACCGACGCACGACGTGGGATCTACTGCGCCGCACCGCGAAGCTCGGCGATAACGTACTCCTCACCATCGACGGCGCCGCGCAGTTGAATGGCCGCATCGAGACCATGAACGCGGGCGGCGGGCGCGGCGGCATCTCGCTCGTGATCGGCGGGCGCGACCTCGCGGGACCTGCGATGGATTGCGATGTTTCTCCTACGGTCACAATCAAAAACATGGCATTCGGTGCGGCGCTGATTCGCGTCTTCGACGAACTCGGATTGAACTGCGCCGTCACTTCATCAAGGGCTGCGCAACTAGTGTCGTCCGGGTCGGTTCCGGGACCGCGCGCCGCAACCGCCGCCGCCGAGAGAAAGAAGGCTGGACTCATCACTCAAGGAACGGTGAGCGCCGCCACCGCCGCAGGGTTGTCGACGGCAGCGTCATCCGCCGTTCGTCGCGCGGTTGTCGACATCGCGCACCCGAAACCCGGCGAGCGCGTATGGAACTTCGCGGAGTCGATGGCGAAGCGACTCGGGTGTTTGCTGTGGGTCGCCCCCGCCGCGGACAATGGAATCGCCGTCGTGGCCGACGTGCCCAACGACCAAGCGACGCCGTCGTACGTGTTCCTTCGCCGCGAGGTATTGCAGACCGCGGGCGCGGAGTACGAAGGCAACATCCTCGACGGCAACGAGAAGTTGAACCTGCGCGGAGTGCCGACGGTCATCACGACCTACTCGGGCACCGACCGTGGCAACAACACCAGCGCTCGCACGCGCGAGGTCACAACGAACGTCGCGGTGCTAGACCCGCAGATCACTCGCGGCCTCGTGCTCGACCCGCCACCGCCGCAGCCGAAGCACGTTCGCTCTACGCGGTCGCGGACGCAGCAGCGTAGCGCGCAGGAGGCGTCGAACAGCATCCTCGAAGGGATGCGGTCGTTCCGCACGTATGAGTGTCGCGTGCGCGGTCATGGACAGACGGTCGACGGCGTGAAGCGTCTCTATGCGCTCAACACCGTCGCGCGCGTGCGCGATGACGTGTGTATCGCGGGCGACGGTACGCCGCTCGACGAAGACATGCTGATCGTGCGCATCGAGTTCCGCGGGTCGCGACAGGGCGGCACCACGACGACGCTGACGCTCTGTCCACGCGGCGCGTTGGTGCTCACGCCGACGGAGCCAACGACGTGATGCATGACGATTGGGACGAGATCGACTTCGCGCGCGTGACGACCGCCGCAGCGTCGACCAC